CTACTCTCAGTCATAAAAATGATAGTAGAGTCATTATTTTAGAGGGAAGGGGCGAAAGCCCCAACCCACTTTTACCTTATCATGGATTCACCGATAAATCAATATGAAAAAATTAATTTATGAATTGATTAAGTTGATTTTAGCGATTGTAATTCTTATTTGCACAGTAGTAGGGCTTTATTTACTGCTGGTCTGACAAAAAAGCTGACCTATCGGCAAGACGGGGAGAAAGGAAACAATAGTGCAAGGCAAGATTCCAGAAACGATGGAAACAACTTTGAAACAGGCTCGTGAGTTATGTGGATATACACAGTCGGAAGCTGCAAAAAAAATTGGAGTAAGTCCAGATACGCTTGGAAATTACGAAAGGGGAAAAAGTTATCCGGATATTCCAGTGTTAAGAAAAATTGAAGAATTATATGGAGTACCGTATAATAGACTTATTTTTTTACCATTAGATTACGATAAAACCGTAAACAGAATGTAAAAAAACTTTAAACTTACAACACCCGAAAGGAGAGATGTGAAATGTGTTATCCAGGAGAAAGAGTAGATAAACTTCTAGGAAGAGGTGAACCGGAAACAATTACAATCGGTACTAAAGAGGTTGGACATTGCCCACGATGCGGTCATCCGTTTAAACTAAGATTTAAAAACGAAAAAGAAGAATATGATTTTGCATTTAATACCGATACAAAAACATTGGATATAAGAGGTCTTTGCTTTGACGATGTAAAGGAATTTTCTTTAAAATGTGTGGATGGCAAGTATTTAGTTACCGTAATCAATGATAGCGTTTGCAGATTTGAACTTTAGTTTACAAGGAGAGATGTGAAATGTGTTATGCAGGACCAGATGGACCACCAGCACCTACAATAAAGACAAAAGAAGAGTTCCTCTTCCATTTATCAAGACTTAGTACATCCGGCAAACTGGAAGAAGTTGCCGAGCAAAGTATTTGCCGGATGTACCCTGTGTTAATTCCTTATTTTGATGACGGGGTTTATGCGCAGCCTGTTAATCCAGAAGAACTGCTGCAACAAATAGTTGAGCAACCTCTTGTAAAGCGATATATGACTCCGTGGGAGCGAGCGTTGACCATTGTTTTAAGGCATCCAGAAGCGGTTGATTGGCGTTAAGTTCACTTAAAAGAGGAACTGCGTGCCAGACTTCTGGGAAATGTTTAAAAATAGGTAAAAGCCGAAATACAATATATCTATTAATCTCTCGAAGCGTACAATTTTCTTCAAGAGTTGGTACGAAACTATGAACAGTGTCTGGAGCTAAAAGTTTCAAACTAAAAATAGATTTTTCTTTAAGACATTCTTCAATATATGTTTTAAACGTATTGTAATCGAAAACTTTATCAGGAGCAGGTTTAAAAATAGCAAGACGTTTCCAATATTCTGAAATTTCCGGAAGAAAATAACATGAGGCAAGTTCACAGATTGTTTCTTCAAGCCATTGAAGAGTTGAAACGACATCATTAGGAATCATATAATGGCACATTTCGTGAGCAAGTTGATAACAAGTTTTAGCCCAATCATTTGGACTCGAAGTAAGATATATGGTTTTGGCGGTTCTTACGCACATAGGAAATTTTTGAGCATCTGTAAATTCAATAACAGCTTCCGGACTTTGCTGAATTGGAAGCGAAATATTCATTACATGCAATAAAGAATCTATTGCAAAGAGCGAAAGCTCAAAATCATCTTCTGAAATTGAGATAGGTTTGTCCTCTTCATTTTTTATCCCATTATCAGGATAACGAACCAGAAATTGAGGAAATAAGTTTAGATTTTTTTCCATAAGTAAGGTACCTCCTAAAATTAATATGTGGTTAATTAGTTAAGGCATGGCAGTGCCTTGTGATTAGAGCATAAAAGAGTGGGAGAAAAAAGTCAATCAAAAGGAGAGTGAGAAAAATCATTGTAAAAGGAGTAACCAAAAAGGTTGGAGAGTATTTAGAAGAAAATAAGGTAAATCTTTCAAAGTTAGCATTAGCAGAAGAAAGTAAAATCCCATATTATTTGCTTTATGTAAGTGTGAGAGACAAACATCTGGAAAGAGATTTAAGGGCAGATGAGTTTTTGAGTATTTGCGTAGCACTGAATCTTAATCCGGTTGATTTTATTTAAAAGAGAGGTTAAAAAATGCAAATTTCAGAATTAGCGAAAGAAAATCATAAACTAAAAAAACGAGCAGAGATATTGACATCAATATCGTTATCCCTGCTGTCTTTAGTGGTATATCTTGCATGTTTAATTTTTACTTCTCAGATGCATTTCCATCGTCAACAGAATTATTATCTGATGGAGATTGAACAACATGAGGAAGATTGTCGGAATTTGAAGATTGAGAATGCTCTTCTTCAGAACGCTCTTGCAGGAAAGGACAAGACTCTTGATGCTGAGGAAGATTCTGCAACATCGAAATAAGAAGTGAAAGGAGCGAGGAAAATAATTACATATAGCAACATCATTACAAACATCAAAAAACTTATTAAAAATAAGGGATTAAAGCAGTCATTTGTAGCAAAGCAGGCTGGTTTCAATTCGCAAAGCTTTAGCGATATCTTAAACGGGCGAAAACTTTTGAGAGTAGAGCATCTTCCGGAATTGGCAGATGCACTGGGAGTTGAGATTGAAGAACTTTTTAGAGAGGCAGGAGAGAAAGAATGAAGTGCTGTAAGTGTGGATATAAAGAAGCGACACTTGAAAATGTAAATTATTGTCCAAATTGTGGACATCCAGTAAAAGAATATAAGGATGAAGCTAGAAAAGAATTACACAAAGTTACTTTTGATGCTGATATCAAATCCTTATATGTAAATGGTATTCGCTTTGATACAGTAAGGGCATTTTCACTAAAGTGCGTAGATAGAAAATGCACACTCACTGTAACAAAAGATGACATCTACGAAGCTGAACTTTAATCAGGAAGTTTTACTAGTTCAAAGTCATTTATATATCCAGTAGTTTTTAAAACACCGGTACGTTGGAGCGTTCGGACAGCTAAATTAAGTTGCTCTGAATCAGAAATGTAGCAGAGCATATCCGGAAAAGAAAAGTGCGTTTTTCCGGAAGTAAGATATTCAGATTGTAAATGACGAAGTAGCTTGTCTGAAAATTGACTCATGTATAATCTCCTTTCTGTATTTTGATAGGGTTATTGAATATTCTAGGAAGAAATACATAAAAAGTCAATAAAAAAATAGAAATAAAAAACGTAACAAGTAAGAAAAGAAATACAAAATAGGAGGATAGAAAATGAATAATTTAAAGATTTTTAGCAACGAAGAGTTCGGGCAGGTAAGAACAGTCATGCTCAATGATGAAGTATGGTTCGTTGGTAAAGATGTTGCTGCAATCTTAGGTTGCAGCAATACTAGAAAAGCACTTACAGATCATGTAGATAAAGAAGACAAGGGGGTAACGAAATGTGACACCCCTGGTGGAATACAGCTTTTAACGATTATCAATGAATCTGGTCTTTACAGCCTTATTCTTTCTAGTAAGATGCCTAACGCAAGAAAGTTTAAACACTGGGTAACATCGGAAGTCCTTCCGGCATTACGCAAAACAGGACACTATGAAATGGAGAACTACTCTCCAGAGATGCAAGCAATCTTAATGCATGACAAGAAGCTTGTCAAAATGGATGAGAGAGTAACGACTCTGGAAAATACAATGACTTTAGATTACAGCCAGCAACAGGCACTTGGCGAGGCGGTTAATTATGTTGTCATTGATGCGCTTGGTGGAAAAGAAAGCGATGCATATAAAGAAATTGGAAAGAAAGTGTTTTCTGAGTGTAACAGAGACTTGAAGCGATATTTTCATGTGAACGCACGAAATAATGTGCCAAAGAAACGCTTTGATGATGCGATTGAGTATGTACAGCATTGGCAACCGTGTACCAATACTCAAATTGCAATCAAGGAGCATAATTCGCAAATGCGATTTGCATAAAGAAAGGGGAATCATTATGAAAAAATACGAATTTACAGGAGAAACAAAAACAGTGCCGCTTCTTTTTGAAAATGTAACACTGCACAGAATTCAGGCTATTACTAGTTTTGAAAATGTGGTAGCAGGGGAACTTGGCGGTTGGATTGAGAAAGAAGAAAATCTTTCTCAAGGTGGCAATGCTTGGGTTGGTGGCAATGCTTGGGTTGGTGACAATGCTCGGGTTGATGGCAATGCTCAGGTTGGTGGCAATGCTCAGGTTAGTGGCAATGCTCAGGTTAGAGGAAATGCTCGGGTTGGTGGCAATGCTTGGGTTGGTGGCAATGCTCAGGTTGGTGACAATGCTCAGGTTAGAGGAAATGCTTGGGTTGGTGGCAATGCTTGGGTTGGTGACAATGCTCGGGTTGATGGCAATGCTCAGGTTGGTGGCAATGCTTGGGTTGGTGGCAATGCTAAGGTTAGAGGAAATGCTCGGGTTGGTGGCAATGCTTGGGTTGATGGCAATGCTTGGGTTTGCGGTGATGCTTGGGTTAGAGGAAATGCTCAGGTTTGCGGTGATGCTCGGGTCTTTTCTATTAATCATATTTTAACGATTGGTGTTATTGGTAGTCGTGACGATTTTACAACATTCTATCGTGATAAAGATAATGAGATCACAGTCAAGTGTGGCTGTTTTTCTGGCAAGATTGATAAGTTTCTTGAAAAAGTAGCGCAAACGCACGGCGATTCAAAATATGCTCAAGTATATAAGAAAGCTGTAGAACTTGCAAAACTGCAAATTCTCACTGGCTAATTTAAAAAGTCCCTTAGAAGCAGGCAGAGAAGTTTATTGAGAACTGGGCAAAATTTAAAATCGAAAAGGATAAGGCATCATGAGCAAGGTAGAAATTGAGTTTGCTGCACTTGAAGAATTAATTAGAGATTCGGAGAAAGTCAGAGTCTTAAACAGTTTGTTAGACAATTCAAGAGAGTGCGGAGAGGAGAAAATAGCACTGGACGTACTTAGTGCAGTGCTTGGTGTAGAAACGAGAGAACCGTTGACAGTAGATAAAGTTGTAGAGCTGTTTGAAGAGAAATGGAAAGAGGGTTGAGAGGATGCCAGTTACATATTTAAGTAAAGAGCAACAACGTGCCGCTCAGGTAAGACGGTGCTTAGGTGGTGCAATCTGTGCAAACGGAAGCTATAAAAAAGACTTAGCTAAAAATGCAGGTATGAAGTATCACACATTCTTAAAACGTCTGAATGAACCGGAAACATGCACACTTAGCGAACTGTGGACAATTTTGGATACGTTGAACGTTCCGGAAGAGGAAAGAAGCAAGATGTTGATTTAGGAGGAAAGAAAACATGATGGATGAATACTTACTTGAAATGAAAGTCGGTGCTGGATGCTCTGTAAGTGCGACCTCTGCCGGACACAGAAGAGAACAGGCAAGAGAGCATGAAACGTTAGAAAGAACAATTGTAATCACAAAGAGAGAGGAGAACTAAGATGTTAAAGTTATATGAAATTGCTCAGGAATACATGCAGTTATGCGAAATTGTAGAGGATACCGACGTGGATGAGCAAGTGTTTGAAGATACACTTGCAGGGATTGAAGCAGAACTGGAAGAAAAAGCGGATGCTTATGCAGTAATCCTTGCCAACTTGGATAACGATACTGAGAAGATTGATAAAGAAATCGAAAGACTTACAAAAATGAAAAAGATTTTAAAGAGTCGCAGTGACTTTTTAAAAAGAAATCTCACAAATACTATGCTGTTGATGAATAAGAAGAAATTCAAGACAGATATTCATTCTTATAGTATTTCAAAAAATGCTCCATCATTGAATATTCTTGATGAAGCAAAGATTCCGGAGAAGTACATGATTGCTCAGGAGCCGAAGTTGGATAGAAAAGCTCTGCTGTCAGATGTCAAAGCGAATCCGGAAGAGTTCAATGGTATTGCTGAAACGAAGCAGACAGAAAGTTTGAGAATCAGATAAATCTAAGAGGGAAAAATATGGAAACAAAGAAAATTTACACAGCAATCGTCGAAATCATGGACGATATCAAAAGTATTGGAAAAGACCGATACAATAAAATGCAAAGCTATAGTTTCAGAGGGATTGATGATGTTTATAATGCATTACAACCAGCCCTGATTAAGCACAAGGTATTTTGTGTTCCGACTGTAAAAAGTGTAAAACGAGAAGATGGAGTATCCGCAAAAGGCACCCCACTGAAATATACAGTTGTGGACGTAGACTATGAGTTTACATCTGCGGAAGATGGTTCTTCTATTAAGATAAGCATGTCAGGCGAAGCGATGGATTCGGGAGATAAGAGCTTGAATAAAGCCTTATCGGCTGCTTACAAATATGCGTGTTTCCAACTCTTCTGTATTCCAACGGAGAGTGAATCACATGATTCAGAGGAAGATACTTATGAATATCATCAAAAAGTTGAATCAAAGCAGGAAGTACCAAAGCAAACGGACAGAAAGATCACAGAGCAGGAGATTGCTAGCTTTATGCAAGAAGTACATCGAACTGGATGCGCATTAGACAAGATGTTAAAAAAGAGCAACGTAAAGGTTGTAAAGGAAATGAAATACAGTTGTTACCTCTACTGGATGAACTTAATGAAGAAAACTCCGGACAAGAAAGAAGAGGAAGCCAAAACAGCTTAGGGGATTCGCAGTTCATGCTGCTTATCACATATATCACACAAATACATAGCAGCTCTGTAAAAAAAGAAACTTCTTGCCAGGACGGTCACTGTTTAATAACAAACTTTCCTGGTCGGACAAGGTTCTAACAGAGCTGCAGAAAGGAGTATCCACGAATGGCAAGACCGAAAAAGCAAGGTCTGGACTATTTTCCGATTGACGTGGATATTTTCGAGGATTTAGAAGTAGAATATGCCAAGTTTGGCGCAGATGGATTTACAATTTATATGTATTTACTCACAAGAGTATACAAAAGGGGCTACTACTTAGAAGTAGATGAAGATTTCCTACTCGTGATGGCAGCACGACTGCGGATGAGCGAGCAAAAGGTGATGCAGGTCTTAAACTACTTGCTGAAACGGTCACTGTTTGATAACACACTTTTTCAGTCGGTCAAGGTTCTGACCTCTGCCGGAATACAAGAACGGTTTCAGCTTGCCGTGAAGACACGAGCACTGAAAAATCCGATTCAGGTAAGAGAGGATTTGTGGCTTCTCAAAAAAGAGGAGACCGAACCCTTTATTAAAGTGAACCCTTTTTTAAATAAATCCAAGAATAATGAGAGTTTTTCTGAGAATAACTTCGATAATTCCGAGAAAAATGCCATAAAGGAAAGTAAAGTAAATAAATATATATATATTGCTTCGCAAGAAAAACCTCCGGTTAAAGAGTCTACTTCCAGTATTGATACAAAGATCAGATATTTTGACAATCAAGAAGTAGAAGATGCTTTTTTGTTGTTTATTTCATACAAGAAGCAAAAAGGAGCAATTATCAATCCGAGCCAGATTGAGTTGTATAAAGAACGTTTATGTGAAGTAGCACGGACAGATATTGACAAAATAGCAGTCGCAAAAGAGGCAACGATGAGAGGCTGGGAAACGTTCTATCCTGTAAGAAAGACAAGAAGTACGCAAAATAAGCAACAAGAGACAAAGAAAGCGAAGTTCTGTAACTTTGAGCAAAGAAAATACAACATGAGTGAATTAGAAAGCATGTTGTTGAAAAGTAATTGAGAGGGGGTGAGAATTTGGGAACAGTTGTGCTTGTGCTCGTATTTTTAGCAATCGCAGGAACTTGCTGGATGATTGTTCGAGATACCGGAATGGAGAAAGAGGACGATGCGGAGCAGGAAGAGTACTTAAAGAAATGGATGGAGGAGAAAAAGAAATGAGAGTAACACTTGAAAATGGAGTAACACTGGAATTTGACTCAACGGGAATGATGGAAGATTTCAGAGAGTGTAGCAGGATGGCAAGAGAATCAGGAAGTGAGAATGGCAAAGATTGCAAAACATGCAAATGCGATAAAGTCGTTGGTGGTACAGGGTTGTGTACGATTCCGGAAGTAGAAAGAGCGTTGGAGGAAGCGGTAGAAGCATTGGAGGAAGAGAAAAATGGATGAGTTATTTGAAATTTTAGATGATTTACTTGGAATAGAAGTACAAATGGAATCAGGAATTGATATCTTGAAAAGTTTAGAAGATTTGTATATGCAGAAAGAAGCTGAAATTAGTGAAGAAACAGGCGAAATGATGAAAACATCAGAAGAAAGAAAATTAGCAATATTTTCACGAAGCTATATGGAATCAATGAGAAAAAATTTGAGAGATGCAATCGAACGTCTTGATGATGCTTCGATAGAATCTTTGTATGAGGAGCATAAAAGAGGAAAATGAGAAGAGAACAATTAGAGCAGATGTTGGGTAAGAAAGTGACGGTAACGTTGTTTAATAATGCAGTATACACAGGGACTTTGAGAAAGACCAGGGACGAGGCTTTTAAAGATAATCCTAATTTGTTTATTCCTTGGAAATATTATTTCTTAACAAATGAAACAAATCAGTGCGTATCATGCTTGTTTCGCACGTCCCATGTACGGAGCTGTAAGGTAATTGAATAAATGGAAAGGACAATGAAATGGGTTACAGAGATATTACATCCCAGGGCGCTTCGGTGCTCTGGGGAACGAGAGCGGTGGAGAGAGACAAGAAAAGACAGCAGGAGCTGGAACAATTACATAATGTTCGTGTTGGGAAAGAAGTAAAGATTCAGGTGGAAGATTCCGATATCTCGGATGGGAGAAAACGCAAAAGAGTGGAAATCAAGAAAGCGACTGTTGCAGGAGTCTATGAGCATTTCATCCTGCTGCATTTCAAAGTAAAAGGCAATGGTTTGCAGGAAACATTCTTCTGGGATGACTTCCGGAAAATAAGAAGATAGCAAGTAACACGAGAGGAGGCGATGCCAGTGGAGCAGGAAAATGACAAGAAAAAAGAATACCTCTGGCAATACAGAAAGGCAGAGAGAAGAGAACAAAATATCTTGGAAGAAATCCAGGAACTGCGGGCGGATAAGTTGTTTCCGTCCGTGTCCATGGATGGGATGCCAAAGGGAAGCGGTCAGGCAGATTTGTCTGACTTTGTTGCGTTGATGGACGAACTAATTGAGAAACTGAAAGAAGAACGTCTTTGCAAAGTAAAACTCAGAATGGAGATAGATGGGAAAATAAAAAGAATGGACGATACAGATGAAGCAGATTTGTTAAGGATGCGTTATCTTCGAGGAATGAAGTGGGAAGAGGTAATGGCAAAAACAGGATATTGCCGGGCACAAGTGAATAGAATACATGGAAAAGCATTGGAACATTTTGAAATGTAAAAATTAGGGATAAGATTTCTTTATAAGTATTGACATACGTATTAATACGTAGTATAATAGAATTAACTTAAGGAAAGGAGAATATCAGATGCCAATCAAGCCAAGTGAAATGATAAAACTTTTAAAGAAAAATGGTTTTGTTGCAGTCAGTCAGAATGGCTCGCATGTAAAGATGCGAAACCAAGAAACTGGAAAACAAACAATTGTTCCTCTACATAACAAGGATTTGAAAAAAGGAACAGAACAGACAATACTGAAACAGGCGGGGCTGAAATAAGCCCCTGTCTTTCAAAAAAAGTAGGAGGTAAGGGCAATGAAGAAGTTATTTTATCCAGCAATTTTTCACAAAGCAGAAGAGGGAGGTTTTTGGATTACATTTCCAGATTTACCTGAGTGCATAACGGAAGGCGATGATATGGAAGAAGCATACAATATGGCAGTAGATGCTCTTGGCTTGACATTAACTGACCGTATCAAATCCAAAGAAGAACTTCCAAAGGCGTCTGATATTGAAAATATAGAAAAACAAGAAGATGGTGTAATTGTTGTAGTTCAGTTCGATAAAGCTGAATATGACCGTAGACACAATAGCAGAGCAGTGAAAAAGACACTTACAATTCCGGAATGGTTAAATGAAGAAGCACTTGCTATGAATATTAACTTTTCACAGGTACTTCAAGAAGCGTTGATGGAAAAAGTTGGGATTCGTTAAAAAATTAAAAGATGGAATAGAATGAGACATTCACTTTATGATATAGTGTAAATGGGTTTGAAAGGCAGAGAGCAAACAAAGTTTCATTACCTAGCCTATTTACGGTCATTGGTTTTTGATTTCCATAGGTATCCTCTAAAGTATTAAATGTTATGTAATCACAGCCTGCTGGTGGTTCGGCAGGCACATCAAAGCGTAGCTCAGTGGTAGAGCACTTGCAACGCATCTGCAAGAGGTCGGGGGTTCGATTCCTTCCGCTGTTGCTCACACGTGACGGTGTG